TTTTTCTCGCGCGTGGGACGGCACCTGCCCTTCTTTTTTACGAGGGCAAACGACGGATTTACCCAAGTTAGCAAACGGGGGAACTCCATCACTCGGCCATGACGCACAGACTGAGCAACCTCGAGATCGGCACGGCCCTGAACATCACGCCGCAGCGCGTGAGCGTGCTTAAACGCGAGGGCATGCCGACCGACACCATCGAAGCCGCCCTGGCATGGCGTGCCCAGCGCGAGGAAGCCNNCGCGCCGGCGCAGCTCGACGACGGCACGCTGGCCGACACGATCGCCGAGCACCGCGGCCTCGTCTCCCGTGCCCGCGGCGTCTGGCTTGCTGCCATGGAAAGCGGCGATCCCAATCAGGGCAAGTATCAGACGGCGTACAACCAATCGCTCAAGACGCTGGTCAAACTCGAGGAGGAGCAGGAGCGTCGGCTCATCCTCACGAAGGAATACATCACCGCGAAGGAAGCGGGCGAGGCCATGCGCGAACTCGCCGGCATGGTCGTCAACCGTCTCGACAAGCTTGCCCTGGACGTGGCCGAGGCCTGCAACCCTGAGAACCCGGCGAAAGCCGTGAAGGCGCTCGAGGCCTGGGTGCGCCGCGTGAAGGCCGACCTCTCCGCCGATGACCAAGCGTAAGCGCAAGCCGAAGGCCAAGCGCAAGCCGATGCCTAAGCCGTCGCGTCCGATGACGTCGAAGGACAGGCGCCGCATCCTGCAACGGCTCTTCGACGCGATCAGGAAGGCAGGGCTATATGAATAAGGCCGACCTGCTCCGCATCGGTCGGGACGTGCTGCGTCCGTCGGATTCTGGCGACGTGGTCGAGTGGCTTGAGGACAACGTGCACGCCATCCCAGACTCGCCGATGCCCGGGCCGTTCCGATCCGACCGCACGCCGTGGATCGCGGAAGCGCTGCGTATCGCCGCCGACCCCGAGACGCGTCTGCTCACCATCCTCGCCAGCATCCAGTCTGGCAAGTCGCTGTTCGCCCGCCTTCTGACGTGCCACATCATCGCCAACGCTCCAGGGCCGACGATGGTCTTGCAGGCGACCGACCCCGAGGCCAAGGACTTCGCCCTGCGTTACCTCCGCCCGGTCTGGAACAACTGCCCGCCCGTCAAGGCACGGCTTTCCCTCGAGGACTTGGACCGCTCGACGACGGCGGACTTCGACCGCATGACGCTCTACTGCCGAGGCATCTGGAACGAGGCGAACCTCCAGCGCCTGTCCCTGCGTTACACGATCGCCGACGAGTGCTGGATGGCTCCGCCCGGACACTTGGCCGAACTGAGCGCGCGCGTGACGGCGTTCGGCTGGATGGGCAAACGCATCTTCATGTCGCAGGGCGGACTGGCTGGGCAGGAGTTCCATCAGCTGCACGAATCGACGGACCAGCGTGATTGGAACATGAGGTGCCCGAAGTGCGACCATCTCCAACCATGGGTCTGGGAGCAGGTTCGGTTCCCCGAGGACGCGAAGGCGACGGGTACGTGGGACTTGCATAAGGTCAGCGTGGGAACGACCTACGAGTGCGCTGGGTGCAAGACGCTCCTGCCCGACAACAACGCAACGCGTCTCGAGGCCAACGCTCGCGGCACGTTCGTCGCCACGGCGGCATCGGCCAACACCGGGCATATCGGCCTACATTGGAACAGCCTCGCGTCGATGAGCTGGGGCGAACTCGGCGTGCTAATGCTCAAGGCCAAGGCGGCGGCGGACGAATACGGCGACGAAGAGCCTCGACGCATCTTCAAGCAGAAGCGTCTGGCCATGCCCTGGAGCGAAGAGGGCGGGGAGATGGTGGCGCTGGCCGAGGCGGCGAACTACAAGATGGGCGACGACTGGGATGCTGAGGCCGTGATCACGCCAAAGGCAAAGGTGGCCGACCGCGAGGGTGCGCCGACGGGGAGCATCCCCTTCCGCACGATGGGGGTCGACGTCCAGCGCGGCCACTTCTGGGTGGTAGTCCGCCGGTGGTCGAAGACCGGGCATAGCCGCCTGATGGCCTTCGCCCGCATCGACACATGGGGAAACGTCGAAGCCTTCGCCAAGCAGCACGGCGTCCACCATGCGCTGGTGCTCGTCGACTCGGGCGACAATACGCAGGAGGTCTACCGTGAAACCGCCAAGCGGAACTGGAAGACGGCCAAGGGCTCCGGCTCCGACGACTTTGCGGTGACGAGCAAGGACGGCCAGACGACCCGCCGCTTTTACTCCGAGAAGCAGTCCATCGTCGTCCCTGGCATCCCGCAGCGGGCGACCCTGATTGTCTGGTCGAACACTGCCGGCAAAGACCTCCTGCACGGCCTCCGTGCCCGAAAGGTCTGGACCTACTCGGCTGACGCGGGAACGGACTACGTCGAGCAACTCAATGCGGAAGTCAGGGTGAAAGATAGGCGCACGGGCAAGCCCCAGTGGATTCTCCCGCAGGGCAAGAAGGATAACCACAGTTTTGATACTGAACTCCTCGCCCTGCTGGCCGCCGTCCGCTGGGGCATCGCTGGCCGGGAAACCGCGGAAACCGACTTGCCTTCGGCATGAGCCCGGGCAACATATCCGCAAGGGTGCGGCGTTTAGTGTCGTGGGAGGAAGAGACTCATGGCGTGGGCTGGGCGTCGCACCCCCCTTCGGGCTTCCATTTACCGCAAGATTAAATGGCTCAAGGACTATTCATCGGCCTCACTGAGTGCGAACTCCTGGACATCAAGGCCAAGGCTTTGTCGATGATCACGGAGGGCAAGACGCTCATGTCCTACTCCGACTCCGGCTCCTCGGCCTCGAAGCAGTTCGCTATGCCTCCCAAGGAGATGCTGTCGGAAGCGATGTTCGCCCTTTCTCGTCTGGACCCTGCCACCTATGGCCGTCGCGTGACCATTATCTCGACGGACTGGCAGAACCGTCAGGACTAACTTTCTATGGCCATCCGCAAGAAGATCAAGACCGTCAGCCTGCGTCCCAAGACGCAGAAGGCTACGCCTGCCGCCCCTGCGCCGCAGGCTTCGTACGGTGATTGGCAGAGCATCGGCGTGACGCGTGCCCGCCGTTCGGCCTACGGTGCGGAGCCGCGTGACCTTCGTCGCGACCTGTCGCCTTACGACCGCCTGACTATGGTGCGCAAGTGCCGCTGGGCGGAACGCAACTCCGGCCTGTTCAAGCAGATCCTCGCGGACATGTGCCTCTACACGGTGGGCGACGGCATCAAGCCGCAGTCCCACGCGAGCACCCCGGAGATGCAGCAGCGTTACGAAGCCTACTTCGCGGAGAAGGCCAAGCGCATCGACATCACGAACCGCTTCTCGTTCTATCAGGCTCAGGCCATCCTGCTGCGCGGCATGATCCGTGACGGCGACTCCTTCGCGGCCAAGGTCCGCAACGGTTCCGGCGAGGCCAAGATTCAGCTGATGGAAGCCCACCGCGTCGGCGACCCTCTCGACGGCAAGACGCCCGAGGGGATGCACGACGGCATCCAGTTCGGTCCTTATGGCGAGTACATCGCCGTGAACGTCTACCGTTCGGACGGCTCGTCCCGTCAGATTCTGGCCCAGTCCATGATGATGGTCGTCGACCAGGAATACGCGAGCGGAGCCCGAGGCGTGCCCCTGCTCCAGCACAGCATCAACAGCATCCAGGACGAGATGGAAATCCTCGCCCTCGAGAAGCAGGCTGTGAAGGACAACGGCGACATCACCCGCATCATCAAGAAAGAAGGCGGAGTGCTCGACGGCGACATGGCCGCCGAACTTGGCGCCGTGGCCAACGGTTCCTACGCGAACCTAGCCAACACGATGGGCGGAAAACTCATCACCCTTTCTCCGGGCGAGTCGATGGACTCGTTCCAGAGCAACCGCCCGAACGCCACCTTCACCGGCTTCCTCGCCGCCCTTGAGCGCGACATCGCGATGGGCGTCCTTCCTTACGAGTTCGTCAGCGACTCTTCCAAACTAGGCGGAGCCACCGTCCGCCTGATCACCGCCAAGGCGGGCCGCGTCTTCGGCAAGTATCAGAACATCATCATCGAGAACTTCTGCGTCCCGACCTGGGGCTACATCATCGGACAGGCCATCGCCGCCGGCGAACTGCCCGACGACCCGCAGTGGAATCAGGTCTCCTGGACGACCCCGAAGTCCGTCACCGTGGACGCTGGCCGCGAAGCCGCCAACGATCGTGCCGACGTCGAGATGGGCCTCCTGTCGATGTCCGAACTCTACGCCCAGCGCGGCCTAGACTTCCGCACCGAGATGCAGAAGCGAGCCGCCGACATGGCGCACATCAAGGAACTCGCAGCCGAGTACGGCATCCCCTTCGAGCTGCTCTTCCGTCCGACCAACACCCCTGTTGGCACGGTCCAGCCGGCCGAGATGGAAAGCGAAGCCGAAGACCCGTCCGAAGGCGAGGACGAGCCTTCCGATCAGGAAGAACCCGAGTCCCTCGACGAACCCAATTCCTAAGACCATGCGTTTCCTCACCAACGGACTGTCGGGCCGCGAGCCCCTCCTCATCGACCCGGCCAAGGCCAGCGACCATGCGGTCCTCGCCGAGAAGTTCGGCTTCACGGATATGCTCGCCCAACTGTTCGGGCAGGCTCCGGCTCCTTACGTCGTCGACGGCGTGGGAATCGTGCCCATCGTGGGCGTCATCGGCAAGGGTCTCTCTCCCCTTGAGAAGATGATGGGCGCCGTGGACGTCAACGACGTGTCCGCCGCCATCGACGCTTTCGCCGCGAACCCCGAGGTCGAGAAGGTCGCCCTGCAAATCTCGTCCCCTGGCGGCACCGTCACGGGCGTCGAAGAACTTGCCAACAAGGTCCGCAACCTCGAGAAGCCGACCCTCGCCTACACCGACTCCGAGATGGCCTCCGCCGCCTATTGGATCGGCTCCGCTGCCGACCGCGTCGTCGCCTCGCCCTCGTCCACCGTGGGCAGCATCGGCGTCTACATGGCCATCCCTGACTACTCCAAGGCCGCCGAGATGCAGGGTATCAAGATGGTCGTCATCAAGTCCGGTAAGTTCAAGGGTGCGGGCATCGAAGGCACCAGCCTGGACGAGAACCAACTGGGCAACCTTCAGGCCAGCGTGGACACCATCCACGCCGAGTTCAAGGAAGCCGTGAACATGAAGCGCAAGATGGTGAAGGCCGAGGCGATGGAAGGCCAGACCTTCTCCGGCAAGCAGGCCGCCCAGCAGGGTCTCGTCACCGGTCTAGCCGACTCCTTTAACGACGCCCTTCGTTCGTTCTGATGGCCATCGACGTCCCCGACTACGTTCAGTCCGCCGCCCGCCGTGGCCTTGAGTGGCACGCCGAGGGCAAGTCGGGTGACGGCGTGACGGACAAGACTCTCCGCGAAGCCCGCGAGATGGCCGGCGGCGAAGTCTCCGAAGACAAGCTCCGCCGCATGG